TGCAGCATAAGTCGGGCGGCGTTTCTCGGCTTGGATTCAAATCCTACGATCAGGGAAGACTCTCATTCCAAGGAACAGAACAGGACTTTATCTGGCTCGACGAGGAGCCGCCTGCTGATGTCTACGAAGAATGCCTGACGCGGACTGCGACAACGAAGGGCCTGATGCTCTTGACGTTCACGCCGCTGTCAGGACTCAGTGATGTCGTGATGTCTTTCTTGCCTGGCGGAGATATCAAGGACTGCACCGACGATGCGTCTTCGCGCTTCGTCATCATGGCAACGTGGGACGATGTGCCGCACCTCGATGAGCGCGTCAAGGAGATGCTGTTCGCCAGCTACATGCCATTCCAGCGTGACGCACGCACCAAGGGCATTCCAGCGCTCGGCAGTGGCGCAATCTACCCCGTTCCAGAGTCTGACATCGTAGTGCCGGATTTCGCGCTTCCTGAGCACTTCCCTCGCGCTTACGGCATGGATGTAGGGTGGAATCGGACGGCGGCTATATGGGGCGCGATCGACCAATCGACGCAAACGACATACCTGTACTCGCAGCACTATCGAGGAGATGCCGAGCCTGTCGTGCATGCGCAGTCAATCAAGGCTCGTGGAGTCTGGATTCCCGGAGCTATCGACCCTGCCAGTCGCGGCCGCACTCAAACAGACGGCATACAGCTTCTTGAGATGTACCGCGAGCACGGCCTGCTTCTCGAACTGGCAGACAATGCCGTCGAGGCCGGCATCTATGATGTCTGGTCGCTTCTGTCTGCTGGCCGTCTCAAAGTCTTCGCAAGCTGCCAGGACTGGATCAACGAATACCGCATCTACCGGCGCGACGACAAGGGCCGCGTGGTCAAGAAAAACGATCACTTGATGGATGCGTCACGATACCTGATTCGCACTGGCCGAGAGATTGCCGCGCTGAAGCCGGCAGACAAGCCAGACGACGACGAACAGAACAGCATGGGATATGGCGGATGGATGGGCTAATCACAGTGCGGCACGGCGCTGCAAGCTGTTGCATCGGTCGCAGCGATGCCTTGCCGCTGTCAATACGCGACAAGGTGTTGGAAGTCAGCCGGGTATTTTGCGAGCAAGGACGCAGGAAAGAAGGCGTCGCATCTAGATTGATGCGTCGAGTATGCGAGCACGCAGATAATCTGCAGCAAGCCATAATCCTGTCCGTCATTCCTGCCGACAATTCTCCAGTCGATGCCGATACACTCGTCAAGTGGTATTCTTCGTTTGATTTCGCAATCCTGCAGCAAGCTACAGACACTACTCCAGCAATAATGGTGCGATATCCGCACGAGGCGACTACAGCATGAAAAAGACTCAGTCAGACATTCTCGAACAAGCGAACAAGAGATACGACGCCTGTCTGTCTGCCGACAACGAGAACTTCACGAACGCTCGCGCAGACCTGAAGTTCCTGAATGGTGAGCATTGGCCTGAGGACGCGAAGAAGCTGCGAAAGGCTGAGAGGCGACCATGCCTGACGATCAACAAGCTCCCGGCATTCGTCCGCCAGATCACGAACGACCAGCGGCAGAACAGGCCGTCGATTCACGTGCATCCTGTCGATGACGACGCCGACCGCGATGTTGCCAATATCTTGGAGGGTATGATTCGGCATATCGAATATGACAGCGATGCCGCGTCGTGTTACGACACATCGGTACATCTTGCTACCGCATCTGGGCGAGGATTCTTTCGCCTTATCACCGATTACGAATCACCGGAGTCATTCGATCAAGTCATCAAGTTTGACCGGATCCGCAATGCCTGCTCGGTGCACATCGACCCGTCGTCAAAATGCCCTGCAGGATCTGATGCTCGGTACTGCTTCGTTGATTCCACCGCGCCAGTGTCGGAAATCGCCGCAGAATACCCGTCTTCGGCCTACGCAAAGGCATCTGGCGACGAGGAAAAAGACCTGCTTATCACTGAGTACTACTGCGTCCACGAAACGCCTGATGAGCTTCTGCTGCTGTCCAATGGCGAGACTGGCCTGCGCTCCGACTTGATCGAGATGCCAGAAGGCGTGACGGTCCTGAAGTCACGCAAGACCGCGCGCAAGGAAATCAAGTGGTACAAGCTCGCCGGGCAAGGCTATGTCGATTCAGGCGTATCGCGCACGCGCACTCGGCAGCAGAAGCTTTCAGAGGTGCTCGAGGAAACGACGCTGCCTTTTGACTGGATACCTGTCTTTCAAGTCATCGGCAACGAACTGGACATCGACGGCGAGGTAACGTATTCGGGCATGGTGCGCGACGCCAAGGACTCGCAGCTCATGTACGACTACTGGATGACTTCGGCGACAGAAGAGGTAAGCATGCGTCCGAAGACTCCGTATATCGGCGCAGAGGGCCAGTTCGCCGGGTTTGAGGAGCAATGGCGGCAAGCGAACGTCAGGACGTTCTCGTATCTTGAATACAAGCCGAAAACCGTCAACGGCACGCTTGCTCCTGCCCCTTCTCGTCAGCCGATGGCCGATGTTCCGTCCGGCGTGCTGCAAATGGCGATGCACGCAGCGGACGAAATTAAGCAGACTACCGGCGTGTACGACGCATCACTAGGCGCTCGCGGAAACGAAACGTCTGGCAAAGCAATTCAATCGCGCAAGCGCCAGGGCGATCTGTCGAATTTCCACTACACGGACAACCTGAACAAAACCCTGATTCACTGCGGGCGCGTGCTAATTTCAGGAGTGCGTCGCGTGTATTCCGGGCCGCGCATGGTGCGCACGATGGGCGAGGACGAAAAACCGGGATTCGAGAAGATCAATCAGCCACAACGGCAAGTTGTCGAACAACCAGACGGGCAGCTCGCCGTCGCTGAGAAAATCATCAATGACGTAACGGTCGGTCAATACGATGTCGTCGTGAAGGCAGGACCGTCGTACTCGACGCTGCGCGAGGAATCGCTCGACGCCATGATCGAGGTCGGGCAATCGTGGCCAAAGCTGATGGATGTTGCCGGAGACGAAGTGATCGAGGCGATGGATTGGCCTGGAGCGGAGCGTATCGCCAAGCGCATCAAACGCACGATGCCAGCCGATCTGATTGCCGAGGACGACGAAGGCGAAGCGCAGATCCCGCAGCAGACAAAGCAGCTTATGCAGCAGGCAGGCGACAAGATCGAGGAGCTTCAGCAAGCGTTACAACAGGCGCTTGCTGAACTCGAGAAGTCGCAATCGAACGCCGCGCTTGAACTCGAGAAGGAGCGCATCCGCGCCGAGAACCGATTGGACGTTGAGGAGGTGAAGGGCTGGATTTCTTCGCAGCTCCAATCAATTCGCGCTCCAATGCTCGCGCTTGAGGCGCAGCAAGCCATCCGCAAAGACGATACCGCACGGCCGGTCAGCCAGCCTGCCGAGAATGCGCCAAATGGCACTCTGGAGTAACCCATGAGCGAAGACGTAGCAACAGAAGTTGTAGAACCGCAAGAATCCGCGTCGCCAGAAGCTGAGGCCGTCGCCGATCAATCGGCAGACTCGACGCAACACGAGGAAGAATCGCAACCCGTTGATACACCACAGGCGAAAGAGCGTAGGTCGGCCCAAGCCCGCATCAATGAACTGACGCGCGCCAGGCACGACGCAGAGCGCGAAGCGGCTTACTGGCGAGGGCTTGCAGAAGCGTCTCGCAGTAATCAGCAGCCTGCACAGACGCAGCATGAGGTCGCCAAAAAGCCGACCGCATCCGATTTTCAGGACTACGACACCTATGTCGAGGCGCTGGCCGAGTGGAAGGCCGAGCAGAAGGTCCAAGAAGCGCTCGATCGCCGGCAGCAATCAACGGAGCAGGCAAAAAAAGCCGCAGATGCTCGCGAAGTGGCGAAATCATGGGCAGAACGCCAAAATGCTGTGCGCAGCGTTTTCACTGATTACGACGCAGTTGTCGGGTCTGCTGATGTCACCATCACTCCGGCAGTTTCTGATATCCTATTGACATCGGACAAAGGGCCGGAAGTGGCGTATTATCTGGCCAAGAATCCTTCGGTTGTCGAAAAGCTCAACGCATTATCGCCAACTGCTGCCGCACGTGAAATCGGACGCCTGGAGGCGGCGCTTGAGAAGCCCTCCGCGAAGCACGTAGTAGAGGCACCACAGCCAGCGAATGTCACTCGTTCGCCGCGAACGCAACCAAGCGATCCGGCGCAGATGGACCACGAGGCATATCGCGCGATGCGGGCCAAACAAGGCGCCACTTGGGCGCGTCGATAATCACTGCATGAGGTAACGCCAAAATGGCAAACTCGCTTATCACTTGCTCCATTGTCGCGAAGGAATCGCTCGCGATCCTGGAGAATCAACTGACGTTCAGCTCGATGGTCAATCGCGACTTCGAAGCGGAATTCACCGGCAACATGAGCCGCGGCTATGCGCCCGGCGCAACGATCAACATCAAGAAGCCGCCGCGCTATACCTACCGCACGGGTCGCGTGGCAACCCCGCAGGCGACGACGGAAACGACCGTTCCGATCACTCTGAGCCAAGGCGGCTGCGATCTCAACTTTACCAGTCTGGAGCGCACGCTTAGCCTGACGAAGTTGGAGGACAAGCTCGCGGCGGCAATGGCGCCGATCGCCAACGAGATCGACCGGCAGGGCCTAGCACTGGCCCACTTCAACACTTACAACACGTTGAACCCGACCGGCGCACTGCCGACCACGCAGATCGACGCTGTCAACATTGTGACGGCCGCGAATCGCCGTCTCGACGAGATGGGCGCGCCGCGCGACAAGCGCCGGGCGTTTGTGATGGGTCCGGGCCTCAACGCAGCGACCGTCGCCGGATTCTCGGGTCTGTTCAATGCCCAGGGCGCGGTTAGCAAGCAGTTTGGCAGCGGCCTGATGGTCGACAGCCTGGGCCTTTCCTACGGCATGGATCAGAACGTCGATACGCACACAAACGGCACGCAGAACGTAGCCGGCACGAACGTCAACGGCGCCGGTCAGACTGGCGCATCGATCACCGTCATTGGCCTCGGCGGCACGCTGACGCGCGGCCAGATCGTCACCTTCCCCGGTTGCTTCGCGGTCAATCCGCAGTCTCGGCAGAGCACCGGCGTTCTCGCGCAGTTCGTCGTGACTGCAGATGTAGCAGCGGCGGCTAACAGCATTCCGA